GAAGATCTTTCAACCCACGATAAAGTTCAAGACGCTCAAGAATACGTTTAGCACCTTCTGGTGTTCCAGCATCATTTTCATGGATACCAGCAAAAAATGAATTATACATTTCTTTTGGAAGCACACCATTAAATTGATATGCTAGGCTTCTTGCACCCTCAACGCTATATGGATTGAGGTTAGCATCTGCTGCTGCTTTACGAGCAGCATTGGCAAGATCTTTATCTGAATACATATCAGGTTTGAACGTGCCTCCATTGGTCAAAAAGTCATGGAGTTCTTGAGTTTTACGTTCTTCATTGCTTTTAGCAAATGTTGCTGAATACTCTTTATCAAGAGTGTTAACGATCTGCCTCATATGCTTACGAGCTTCGCCAGACATGTTTTGGACAATATCTTTTTCAGTCATGCCAAATGCAGTTGCACCTGTGCCTGTTGCTCCTTCTTGAAGCATAGTAGTTAGACGGCTAAGTTCTTCTGGATCAGCTGTCTTGTTTGCAACAGCATCACGAACCTTTTGGTATGTTTCATTAAACCAGCGAAATCCGTTCGTTTGCTGATCAAACTTACGCATTTGATCGGCGATAAGATTTTCATCGGTTGTTTTTAACCGAGCACTAGTCTCGTATGATTTACGGGCTTCTGCCAAAAGATTGTTACCGTCTTCAAAAGAACCAGCAGCCCATGCATCAATTGCACTATTTGTAAATTTTTTAGCATCACCTTCAAGTGCATGATAACGATAAGTAGCATCATCACTGCGAGCCTGATTAAGAATAGAAGCCTGACGCTGGTTAAACTCACGACCAGCAATTATATTCAATTGGCCCTTATATTTAGGATCAACACTATTAAGCGTTGATTCTATATAGGTGCTCATTAATTGGATGCGTTGTTCTGGAGGCGTATTTGGTTTGTTAGCAATCTCATTAAGATTGCGCTCCATGTCACGATATACAGAATTTGTGTAAGTCTGTTCAACAGCAGTGTTGTATGCAAGCCGAGCCGTATCTCCAAATGTTTCTGGAGGAGGCGGTGGATTATAATTTCCGCTTGCGTCTTTCTCAACAACAGCATTTAGACCAGCTTCACGACCAGTGATCTTTGCTTGCCGATCTAACATCTCCCCGCCAATTTGCCCAATGCCTTCTGCAATAGCATTAACATTTAAATTAGGACGAGGAAGATCCGTTTTAAACTCACGGATATACCGACCACTTGGCTGGACTGCAATCTGTTGTGGGTCAATTTGAATTGGCATTTATTTATCCTATCCGACCAGTCTTATAACGATAAGCATTGCTTAAAGCAGTTGAGGCTACATTTGTAACAGCCCCAATATATGCACCTTGAGAGGTCATGCCAGCACGAGCAGTAGCAAATTGACCTTCTGCTTTATTTACCGTGATTTGATCAGCAATACGGTTCTGACCAATTACAGCATTAAGACGCATACTTGCAACATCACGACGAAGATTTTCCTCTGCAACAACATCAGCACCCTGCAAGAAAGAGATATTTTCACCGACACCAGATGACGCAATGAACGCCTCATTGGTTGCACGAGCGCGACGAGAAGCCTCTTGCCGAGCGTTCTCTTGCTGAAGGGCTTGGATCTCAGCTTGCTTCTTGTCTTCCTCAAGCTGACGATTTTGGATCTCGATCTGATAGTTACGGAACGCTGCTTCAGACTCGGCAGCAGCAGAAGTCATGCCAGCCTGAGCTACGCCACCAATGGCAGATACAGCAGTAGACGCAATCAATAATGTAACTGGATCACACATTATACAGATACCTCCATTGCTAGACCAAGCAGCCGCATGGGCAATGGTTCAGATTGAGTTATAAGCACCGTTGCATCCCTATTAAACCCAAGCAGAAAGAACTCTCTTTTGCCAGTTACAGCAGTTGGGGCCAAAGAGAAATCATCCGTAACCTGACGAATAATAAGTCGATTACCCCTTACAGTAACAGCAAGAGTGCTATTAAGGCCAAGAATAACACGAGCAATACGTTTTGGTCTACCCGTGTACACACCTTGCGGAAGCGCAATATGAACTGGAAGTGTTTCTACTTCCACGTCGTAGTTAAAGCCTACGACAATATCTGTTACTGCATCATTCAGTGTAATCTGATTAGAGCCATTTACCGTATAGTCTCCAAGGTAATAGTTGTTTGATACAACCGATATAACCCTGTTCTGATAGATCGAGTTAACAGTCCATACTGTTTGAGCAGATCCGCTTGTATATGACCTTGAGCAATCAAGAGACAGATCAAGATGATCGGCTGCAAACTGCTCAAGATAATATGATGTACCACGGAGAACAGACACATAGATCTTATCTCCAATTGTTACAACGCTATCAAACTTGGCAATCCCAGATGGGTGTTCTGTGCTCCATAACGTCCATCCTGCCAGCTTTTCAGCCCGAGCAGAATGGAAGATAGCCATTGTGCCATCATTGTTGACAAGTAGGAGATACTGCTCAGATCGTTTTGATGTGCCGTAGCTTACAGCCATATCAAATGGAGATTGCACAAGATGATCAGATAGGATGGTCAGGGCAGCCGAGTTATACGCCTGTTCTGTATCTGTATAGATAAACTCACGAACAGCCTTCAGCGTGGCTTGGACATAGACTGTCGCACCATCAAAAGGATGTGGAGGAATATCAGCACAACCATACGGAGTCTGCCTATTGATCGTAATATTGCCAGCCGTAACCGTAGTGTTTTGGTTACGAGGAATATAAAACTCGGATGTCGATGTAAAAATCTGCAAGTGCCGATTAGACACAAGATGCTTTACGTTTGATATGTCATCGGATCCAACTGTGACTTGGATTGATTCATTATCAAGTCCTTCACCAACATCAAAGTTAAAGAACTGATTGATCTTAGAGGCCCACAATGCATCAGGCTGAGATGCAGATCCCCCAAGCCAGAGACGCGATTCATGGAATGTGCAAGCACCAGCATATCCTGTCACAATGGAGAATGACGGTTCATCCCAGTTACGTGTTGGAATGTTTGTTCCAGCAAAATGGACATTAGGGCCACCACCATCAGCACTAGATGACGCATTAGAACCAGCTACAAAAGTGTAATGATTGTCATCAATAACGGTAATTGTTCGTGCGCCGTTAATCTGGTTAGAGGCAACACCAGCAAATCCATTAGCACCAGAGATAGTAAGAGATGTTCCAGTAGAAAGGCCATGTTGAGCATGAGTAACCTCTACAACATTAGACCCATCAGACATTTTAAGAGGATCAATATCATAGGATGCTTTTAACTCACCCTTAATTGTCCCAGTTAAGACAGTCGAACTTGTATATCCAGTAATAAGAATCTCAATGCCATACCAGCGTAAGCGCAAGCCAACATAGGAAGATGTAAAGTATGCAGAACTTGCAGTGATTGTGATACCGCTGCCAGTTGATGCACTTGCCTTAAGGGTTATGGCATCATCTGCAAACTTGTAATATGGCTGGAATATCTGATCTCCATTTACACCTTCTGTAAATGCAAGCGCATCTCTTGTAAATGTCGTAGATCCAGTACGAACAATCTTCTGCATAGGCATTGTCTGGTGACAAATAATCATAACATCAGCAGCCTGAGTATAGGTCATGCTGAATAAGATTGAAGTCGTCCAAGGACAGCCCGTCAATGAGGTAATAAGTGTTCCGTCTGTTCCATAAATATCAAGGCGTGTATTGGAAAATGCAAAGATATAACGCTCAGTCGCTGAGAACTCAAATGGAACAAGGCGTGTACGTGCAGTCAACGTATTAAGATGCGTAGTGCCAGCACGACGAGCAACACCGCCCTGATTGAGCAGTGCAACATTACGTAGTTTACGTGCGCCATTTACATACGCACCAGTATCATGGCGCATATCCAAAAGCGGATCTACCTCGCCAGACGAGAAGTTTGTTTGGACAAGTTTAACGCCCATACTTACCCCCGAATTGTAGTGCGAAGTTGATGATACCGCTGAACATTAAGCCGACGAGTTGTCTGACTTTGACTATCAAGGGAACGAGCAGCAGCAAGTTGGCGAGTAGCTTTATTTTCCCACATAGTAGCAAGCCCTTCTTGAGCAGCAACAGAGTAGGCAAAGATAGAAGCCAGTTGATACTGAACTAGGGTGATAAAATATGGAGGCCAGCTATCCTCAGTCGATCTGAATGAGTAGTCAATATAGACTTCTTCTTCAGATGTTGCATTGCAATAGATCATATCCTGATAACGGTCATAAGGAACCACGTTATCATTGATCATTACAGCATGGACAAGGATTTGATCGGCAGGAAGCTGATAGGCTGCATCCCAACGTGCATCAGGCACAGCAGTCAAGCGAGACATTTGCACTTGACCAGTTGAGAACCGCCAGCGATGACGGGAAAGAAGATCTTTAACCGTGTCTTCGTAGAGATTGGAGGCTACCGTAGCTTCAGTTGTGCCGTCATCAAACGATGTGATAGGTGATGCACCGATCAAGATTAAAGCACGAGCACAAATATCAATATCGGTAATAGCCACCATCTATCTCCACATAAAGAAATGGGAGAGATCGTGTAATCTCTCCCATACTGGGGGCGAAAAGGAGGAAACGCCCCTAACTATCAAGTGCCGTTAGTGGTCGTAACCGTAGCAGCACCAGTCGCAGACGTAACAACAAGCATGTCTACGGTCTGAGTACCACCAACAGAACCAACAGCGAGGATGATGTCATTCTGCTTGAGATCATCAGTTGCGGTATTAAAGTAACCCGAACCAACAATCGTGCCAATAGCATCAGCCGAAGAATAGTAGTGCAACTGACGAGCACCACCAGAAAGTTTAGCAAACGCAGTACGAGAGAACGCCATGATCAATTACTCCTTAATCTGGACTTCGTAGGTACCACGGGTGTCGATCAGGATTGAACCCTGCGACATGCTCGAAGTGACCAAGTGAGCAGCCTTCTCAGGAACGTAGTTCACTTCCGTGGATACATCCTGACCAGAAGCAAGGCCAACAGCAGTGCGATGATAAGCAAAGCACTTACGAATGGTCGAGGCAATAGGCAGACCAGAGTGGGTCATCCACATAAAGCCAAGCCAACGCTTTGCAACCATGCCGCCTTTGTATGGCAGATCATCAGAACCGATGAAGTCTGCATCGCTGAACGCGCTGATACCAAGCAGATCGACCCATGCAGCAGGAGAGATTACAAAGTAACGCTCACCATCATCAGGGACATCGTTCGTGCCAAAGGTTTCGAAGACAAGATTGATCTTTGCCTGAGTCAAGCCATCAGTGCCAGATTCAGTGATGACGTTAGACGATGCATCAAGCTGCGTGATGATCAGATCGTCGGACTTACGACCAAGAGCATTAGCGGCAGACTGAGCAACGACCTGACGCTCGTCGATGTTGATCTTCAACTCATCGAGTTTATCAACATAATCAGCGGCATAGTAGTCAGACAATACGCACTCTACGTTCGTGTGATCAATGCTCATTACAGGAACATTGCCATGACGACCCTTCTGAGAAGCAGTGCCAGTGCCTACTTTTTGGAAGGTAGTAGAAGTACCATTCACGTTACCCTTGAAACGGGTAGTATTGCGGAGCTTCGAGCCAGCGCGTTGGTAAGCCATATGCACTTCGGACTCGAACTGTTTAATAAACGCCTGATCAATGGTCAAAGCCATAATGCGTTCCTTTCACTGTTGAGTTACACCTTGGGTTAAAAGGTTATCCGACTGCATTGAGATAACAAGTTGTCCCTTGCGGGGCTTACTCAACTTAATACGGGCCTCGAACCAGATCTTTCTATTAAGAGACTTACGCAGTCAATGGACTTATTCGCTTTGTATACAGTGTACCACCATCTTCAAAGCCAAAACCATCGACATAGAGCCGTCTGGCTACATCTGGATTGATCTTTGTTGTTACACCACAGCGAACATCCAAGCATCCTGCGGCTTTGGCCCATCGCATAAATGCCTGTAATAGTCGTATAGCACAAGTTGACCCTCTGAAATCTTTACGGACATAGAGAGCAAGATCAGCAGCGTAAGAAGCAGAATCAGAGAACCAATAGTTTGCCTTGACACCGACCATCATCCCCACTAATTCGCTACCCTCATATCCAACAAAGCAAACATAGTCTGGATTATCTAGGCATTGCTGCGAAAGAGTAAGCAGACTACGTTCACTGAATGGAGTAGATGCATAGGCACTTTCGCTATGCATCTCACGACCAGCATTGATGCAATCAATTACATCCTCTGGCTGCAATGGGCGTATAATCATTAGCCGTATTTCTTCTTAAAGAAGGACTCGACCTTTGCAATATACGTAGGATCACGATCAGCAGGATGCCAATAACGGCGATCTTGCATCATCTTCTTAACATCCTGTTCCGTAGTATCAGAAGGAGCTGAGTCAATTACCGCAGTAGAGTCGCCACGGATCATGCTCATCAGTTTTTCAACGGTTGCTACACCTTCTGCTGTAGAGCAAATACGTTCAAGAGATCTCTGTTCTTCTGGATTAAAATTCTTTCCAACCCATAGACCAATAGCTTCAGTGCGAACCTTGGCATTTTCGCCAAGTTTCTGCATCTCAACTTCATAGTTTGGCATCTCTGCCATCTTTGAGTCAATATAAGTCTTGATGCCAGTTTGGAACGTCTCTTGATCAAAGCCATTCTCGTAGGAAAATTCAGACCACCACTTAGTCAATGGGTGATTTGCTACTTCCTCGATCTGAATACCTTCTACTTCTGGAATAGCATAGAGATCTGCCGACTCTGGACGATTGTTGTAGGCTTCAGCAGCCAGCTCATCAATCAGCTTGGCCTTGAGATCATCTTCTTTAGAACGAAACTTGGTCTCAAGTTCACCGTATGACTTGGCAAGATTTTCCCAGTTGGCTTTATCTTCAACCCAGAATTTCTCAGGCAACCAATCAGGACGGCCTTCTACATTCTGGTTCTCGACCTGTTGACCATCAGCATTAGAGGTATCTGCACCTTCTGTTGCGTTAATCAAACTCATTTTAACTTTCCTTTTTCAATACGCTGTTCGATAATGCCGACAAGGTAGCGCGATCCTTCTCGATGCATGAGTTCATTTGGCGTGATATTTGGACCACCAACGTAATTTACTGTAATAGATCGCAAATATGCAAGACATTCTTTCGCGCCTTCGCTAGAGAACACCCCATTAAATAGCCTATTTAGTTCTAATTCTTTAGTTTCGGAACGCTCTAAGCCGTCACATCCCACCACCAGCCGCACCTTGCGGGGGCTGTTCTGGTTGTTGTTGCTGTTGCTGTCCATTCATAGCACCCATTTGTTGTGTTAATTGGGCCACTAATTTAGCGCGTTCGCCATCAGAGCGCAACAGACGCTCAGGAACGCTAAACTTATCTGCCAGATACTTGGCAGCATCTTCACTCTTAACCAGCAGATTAACAATCTGTGGGCCAAAGCGTTGCTGAACAAGGCTTACAAAGTGATCAAACGCAACAATATCCTGCTGTGCCTGACCCTGAGCAAGTGGACTTGTCGAACGAACCTTGACTTCACGACCATTGACGCTCGGTACTTGGATACGACCCTGTTTCTTTAAAATATAAACAACGCGACGCAGAACAGGGTTAACCATTTCAGACTGAAGACGACCAAATGCAGCACCAATTTGGCGAGAAAGATCAGCCATTCGCTGACTGACTTCGGTAGCAGACATTGGAGTCTTATCAGGATTGCCGAGCATGTCATTGTAAAGAGCCTTACGGATGTTCATCCGCATGTCATTAAGCACAAGCTGCGCAACATCAAAGTTACCAGCAGGGGAAATTGACTTGAGTCCACTAGAGCCAGCCGCAACGGGAATCAAAGTTCCGGGCAAAAGTTGGATCGTATCAGGATTTACAATGCCATCATCTTCCATCGTATAGATACCAGAGATCGACATCTGTGCGTTCTCAAGAATCAACTGCATGGTAAGATTACAGGTTTTGATCGCTGGCATGGCGTTCATCAGGGGACCACGACCCCAGACTTCACCAGCAGCCTTAGACCAGCGGAATGAAATAAAGGGATTAGAGCCAGTCCCCTTATACGATTCCTTGAAATAGATCTCTGAAGTCTTCGGATCAAACACACAACGGCGTGTTTCTTCTTCCATGCTACCAAAGATACGGTATGTGCAGTCTACCAGCTTGATCATTTCGTCCTTACCCATAGAAAGATTACGGGCAACGGCTTCTGGTAGAGTAGCTTTTGGGTAAGCATACTTGATATTGGACGCACGAAGTGGGCGTTCACGGAAGATATGATCAATCATATCGTCTGGACCAGTATCAAGATAAAGTTGTGACAGAGGCAATGCAGTGAACATAACTGGGTTCAGCGCATCACCTTCTGTAATAGATAGACAAGCAGTACCAACAGCCAAATCAAGGAAGTTCTCATGGATCTCTTGCGAGAAGTTAGAGTTCTGAATGATCTCGAAGACGTAGTTGGTTACGATCTCCAGAGCCTTATCGACTTCAGAGCGTTGATCAGCAGGGATTTCAGATCCAGAAACCAGTTCTGCCCAACGCGCAAAGTTTGGAACAAGGCCAGCTTGTAGGCGGGAAGCGAACTCTTGAACACCAACCACCGCAGTCTCATCAAAAATTTTATCAGTCCGAACCTGTCCTTGAGCTTCAGCATAAAAACTTTCGCGTTGCGGTAGAGCGTATTCATAACATTCCTCAAACTTTGAAGCCCACATATCTTTAATTCGCTTGGCGCGATTAAACTTGGCGACAAGGTTTGCCCCCTCATTAGGGGTAATTTGAGGAAGTTGTTCAACTTCAATCATCTGTTAGCCCATCAATCCGCGACCAAAGCCGCCACCACCACGAGAGCCAGAGATAAGAGAACGCATACCGTAGACACCAGAGCCTTTAGAAACAGCATCTTGAAGACGCTTTTCTTTATCCTGTGCCTTAACGGCAGCAGCATCAGCCTTTGCAGCGGCTTGCTGTTCAGCGATTGCAGGATCGGGTGGTGGAACAGGAGGCGGTTTAGGGGATGAAAAGCACATGGGACACTCCATTTTCTATTCGAGCCATACACGCCTAAGCGCAAGTTTACAATGGACTAGATATAACTCTGTTCTGTTTTCTTTGCAAAGGCTTCCGATTGAACACATCAAACTCACCCTTTACCATGACAGGCCGTCTATTCTGACCAGTCAATGTAAGGCTTCTGCCCTCTCCACCGCCAATAAGACAGTATTGCAGGGCATCATGAACGTGAGAAAACTTATTCTTTTCGGGTTTAGAGTCATGCCGAACAGTCCCACTGACTTGCATACGCCTATAGTGGTAGCCACCCTTGAAGCCACGCAGTAGATTTACGCAGCGACTATCAACCAAGAAGGCCGCTTGCCCGTCGATCATACGATTTAACGAAGACGTGACGGCTTCAATGCGTAGCGCAGGATCATTATTACCAGCAGGAAACGCTTTAATACCCGCTGAACGAAGGATCTGAAACGGAGTTCGCTCATCAGTTTGTGCTCTATAGTCACCAGCAGGATCTCCATAAACCATGAATTGTGATTGAGGAAATCTCTGCGCTGCCTCAATGCGGAATAGTTCAGCAAATCGGACAATGCCCATATCCTCTGCTACCAACTCATGCAGGACGACCCACTTGCCTCGTACATGCTGAGCAAAGACAGCAGCAGGAGTAAGACCAAAGTCCATCCCAACAATGATCGGAACATGAGGCACTGGGAGTATGGGGTCTTTTGACACATGCACATCTTCGACGAACATGGAGTATACTGGCTTACCATCTGATAGCGTCCCGACCTTATTCATCACATAGACATCAATCCAAGACTTTGTTTTGCCCTCGATAATGCGAGGATAATAGTCTGGAGTTAGGTTTGCGCGGTTCTCTGCCTTGTCATTTAGGTGGTAACCAGTCAGATTACCCTCAGAATTACGTTCTTCTACCATGCCAGACGGCTGATTAAAGAACTTCCAAGTGTCTGGTTTGACCAGCATCAGGGCTTCATCGCGGCTGATATGGTCTGGAATCGGACTTTCACCAGCCATAATGGGCCACCAATGGTCCTCATCTGGGGCGTTCGTATCTGCAATTACGCCATACCAAGTAGGGCCACCGTCCTTCATCGAGGGAAAACGACCAACACGCATGGTACATGCATCGACAATTGTCTTCGGGATCTCTCGTGCTTCGTTGATCCAGATGCCTGTCAACTCAAGAGACAGAAGTTTCTTCACGTCCTCTGCACGATCAAGTGCAAGGAAGATAACTTCCAACTCAATATCGCCACGCTTCATACGGTGGGTATAAGGCGGTGGATGCCAGAGCATCTTGCCCCATACATCTTCTGGAAACCAATCCAGCCATGTCTTGATGGTTGTAGTACGCAACTGAGGATAGCTGTTACGGACAATAGCCCATCGAGAACGCTTGATACCATCTTCCGATGGCTTCTGCTGCAAGGCCCGACGGAAGATTTCAATGGCACAACCCACTGATTTGCCAGATCCAACTGGTCCACGGATGCCTCGAAAGAAGGAATCATCCTTCATAAAGGAGCGAAGCATCTCGCCAGCGGGTTTATAATTAAGGTTCAATTAACCATTCCCGTGTTCACGGCTTGGCGAAGCATCTTATCAACGACCTCTGCGCCCATTGCATCAATGAACTTATCGACTTCAACCGTAGTCAGGAAGTCTTGAGGATAGAACTTCAGGTGAGTTTGCTTAACAATCTGCCTCAACCGATCACGATCCTTGGCAGAGATAGTACTACTAAACGATCCATCGTTCATCTGTGGATACCTATTTGACTATCAATATGGAGAAGAGTATAAACAAGACTCTCCGTGTGTGGTGAAACTAGGCCGTGGGTTGAGCTTGCTCCCCACGGTTCTTTTTTATTTCATTTTACCTTTAACCTTTTTGCCAGCCATCTTCTTGGCAAGCATCATCTTGGCATCTTTCTTCATGTCAGACTTGCCGCCTTCCATGCTCTTGTTCATCATAGGCTTCTTCATGCTACTTCCCTTTCGCAGCTAACTCTTGGAACTTCTTCTTACCATATTTCTTGCGACCAATGTAAGCCGCAAGAGCCTTTGGGTCTTTTGCACCCTGTTTCTCTAGCTTGTCAACAAGCTGTTTGTATCTCTCACCAGATCCCAAAGGAGGTTTCGCCATTTCATGATCTCCGATCCATCACTTCTTCGCCTTCTTCATAGCCTGATACCTTGCCAGCAACCGCTTTCCAGCAGCAACAGCACTGGCCTTGTCACCACTATGACCCCAAGCCTCAAGACTCAACTTCAATCTGGTCTTATCACCATTAGGCTTTTTCAAGGGGCCATCAGAGGAACCCATACGAACCAAGAAACTACCCTTACGCCTAGTCTCGTCAGGCCCACTAGGAGCACCCTTCACAGGTGCCTTCAAGTTCATACCTTCCTTCTTGGCAGACGCACGACCAGCAGCGTTCAAGCCACCAGCAGGATTCTTACCAGCCTTCCTTTGCCATAATGGAGTAGCCATGTTACATACCTTACGTATCTTACGGACTTTACGGACCTTTTAAGGGGGAGAATAATTTGAGAACCTTTGAGGGGAAACATATTTGTTGAGGTGCTATGATATATGATCTTACCACAGTTTTGAACCCCCCTTCCCTTTACCACCACACTGTAGGACCATCAATCCCTACTCACGACAGGTCTATACTCACTCTCAACTCACCATCTACACGATGATCTATCCTCTGAGCTGCTCTCATTCCTGCCCTGTCCAGCAAATCACGAGATGCTTCTAGCTGAACATACTCGCTCTTAGCGTCGCTGCTCAATCTCGTTATAGTCTTCAGCGCACTTGGTAATGCAGCCCCAATTGCCATGACCGTCCTACGATGAACCTCTTGAATAATCAGGGGATTCTTTAACAATCTATTCGCTTCAACATGCGCTCCAGACTCACTGTAACCCGCATCCTTTGCAGCCTGTGTTCCTTGCCCACCATTCGCTACATACGCATCGACGAAGGCATCCTGCTTTAGCGTCATATCACCACTGGGTGTAGACACGTTAGCCACTACACGAGCCATGTTTAATCCTTTTCTCTCATTCATCAGTGTATAGAGTGGACCATCCAGATCGTCATGTAAATACGTAGTTCTACTTACGAGGGGGGTTTATGCACAGATGGTCTCGCCAAGCACCTTACTTCACCACAAGAATGTATCACACCAGTGGAGAACAACGGGTTTACCGGTCCGTCGACCCCCTATTAAAGGTATTGATTAAAGAGTTATAGTGGCTGTCGCGTGCCCTATGATATTCCTCCACTACCTCCTAGAATAAAACGGGGACCCACCAACCGTCAAGGATCCAAGATAAAGTTTGCGAATGATGTAAGAGTCCCTATGTTGTCGGGATGCGCTGTCGGATACTCGCCATACTCCCCATGCTCGGTCGGCCAAGAAAGAGGCCGCCCTGTGCGTGGGTCCGTGTGGCTCCGTGTCCGCCATCACACTCCTCCGATAAACTTTCTCTTGGCCCGTAGGCTCGCTTCGCTCGTCCTTGACGGTCGGTCCCCCCCGTTTTAATGGGGAGGGTGTTAGTAAGAAGAACTAGATGATCTGGTTCGCTAACATAGGAGAGATAACATGACTAAGAAAATCGCACAGAAGAACGTAGTTGTAACTGCAAACACTGCTGAACAGCTTCTGGACAACGTGATCATTAGCCTTAACCACTTCTTCTCTTACCCAGTCCAGTATACAGACAAGCAGGGAGTAGTGCAGAACTACAACGGTCTTGAGTTCACACAGATCTCGGTTCTCAACGGGATGTGCTACAACTTGACTAAGCAGATCCGCTACTTCGATGACCAAGAAGATGCCTTGAAGGTCGAGGCCAAGAACCTAATTGAACAGGCACAGAACGGAGTCGAGATCTGGGAAGGTAACTTTACACGGGTCAAAGACAAGTTGACTCGCATACAGGATTGCAAACACGCTGCTGAGATGGCACTGAAGATGTTCACGGAGCGTCACGACATACTCTCCGATAAACCCTTCACGTATAACGCACCAGTTAACTTCAAGACAGCAGCACCGAACAAGCAGACATCAACAGCAGCTTCCGAGCTAGCCAATATGTTAGGTGTCTCGTTCGAACCACGCCGCTCTAACGGCACACTTTAACTAACTGAGGGGTGGGTGTCCTAGACAGACACTCATCCCTTTTTTTTCGTTCCGTTACTAGTAACGCACAGTGCAAACTCGCCGCCACTCACGCTCACAGAAAGAGGCGCAAGGGTGGGGGATGCGAGTCACATGCGCTTGCGCTCGGAAAAAACAGACCGACAAAAGTTGGCAGCAGTAAACTAAATCACACAGGAGAATTGATATGAACGCAGATATGTTTAACCATGCCTTCATGCTTTATGTGCATGGTATTATCACTGAGCGTGAGATGAACTACATGCTCGAAGAAGCAGCAGACTATGTGGAGAACGGTTATGAATATCTTTGAGATGATCAGCATGTTGATGTGGTTGTTCCTCATCAGTGCCGCAATAGATTACTTTCTTCTCATGCCATAAGGAGGCAGCAATGATTATCAGTATGGAGACAGAAGGATCTCGAATCGAACGGGAGTTACGTGGTGAGTATATTGATGAACTCACACAAAGAGAGTTTAACTTTCTTAAATCCCTCAATGATAAAGATTTCTTTGAGTGGATAAGACAAGATATTGTTGAACGCTTTGAAGACTACGATGTCGATACACTCAAAAACATTATCAATCTTATAGAGGAACAAGACAATGACGACTAACCGTGAACAACTGATTGCTAATGAAGCAATGTGCTGCATGAAATCATACATCGTAGAGATCATGAGATCACACTTCGATGGTGGTGATATGACTGAGATGAACGATAGGATCAGAGCAATGATCAAGGAGGTAATAGAAGATCACTATCTTGGCGAAGATCGTATCCGTGAGATCTGCCAAGAAGAAATGGATAACTGTAATCTTGAAGATAAGATGCGAGAGATTGCTCAAGAAGAAGTTGCTGGCATTGATGGCGAGTCACTTCTTGTTGGTCGCACTATGACTGTCACATTCGAATAACCAATCAAACACACAGGAGAACTATAATGAAAACCTATATGATCATCAGCACTAGCTGGTCAGACAAATGCGTTATCGAATTTACTGGTAAGAATGTTGAGGCGTTCAATCTGCTGTTCAACTCACAGACCATGTATACTGAGGAAGGATGGGGGACATTGGTTGAGACCAATAACAAGGGCAAACCAATTTCTCCACCATCAATCAAGTTGGCAACTCAATCAGAAGTTGACGACATGATTGCCAAAGGAAAATTAGAACGAGAAAATAAGATCAGAGCAATGCTCGATGTAGTCGAGGAGAATGAAGCAGCAGAATAAAATATCTCTTGTCTCCATTGCGGTAATGCAGTAGCGTTATCGCAGTGGAGGTATCAATGTTAATCAGCTCATACATTCTACAACTAGAACTAAAGGCATACTCATACAAAGTAGATTTAAAGTCTGCGTTTAAATCAGCAGGACTGCCAGACAGCACGTTCTACAGGGTGAAAAATGGACAAGATATGCGACTCTCAACAGCACTCAAAGTCTCTCGCACTCTGGAAGAACTCCGTCAACAGGCCAAAGAAAGTGTCAATGAGAACACCGACGATAGTTGAAGTAACATTCTATAAAGACCTGATCACTGAACTCATTCGAGAACGTGAGCGGAAGGGATTGAGTCAGGAAGAATTGAACAATGACATTGGTGTTTCAAGTGGGCTAGTCAGCAAATGGGAGAGTGGTGTTAGATTACCATCGTCCTTCTACATTA